AGTCCGACTTGTCCAGCTTGATGCCGTTCAGGAATACGTCCGTGAACTCCGCATCGGTGTAGCTGAGTGTGCGGTTGTGGTCATCAGTGCCGCTGAACGTAGTCTGACCAGCAGTCGCCGTATAGATAAAGCGGTTGCGAATGCCTGATGCTGGTTCCTTGCCGATGTATGCCATTAGTTTTCCTTATGGGGTTTCTTGTTGCGCTGCAACGTGCGCTGCGTAGGCTGAGACAACAGCATCGGTGTGAACTGCCGCACATACGGCCTGAACCTCTGCACCCTCGCTGCTGTAGTCGTCACCCGCTTGGATGACGTGGCGGTGGTAACCGCGTGACAGTTCCGTGCCATCTTCACTGACGACTGTAGCGGTGCGAACTTGCACGGCCTTAAACTCGCCTACGACTTCGATTTTATCTACTTTGATTTGTTTTTCTAGTGCCATTGTTTTGTTTCCTTCTATTTATCGTGGCGGGATTTCCACCTGTCCGACCCGACTTCCAGACGGGTTATGTTGCTGTGTATATGATAGTTGCCATCAAAAAGTTGGCGTTACTTCCTGTGGCTAAATTTGTTACGTCTAAAGTCCCAGAAAGAGGGCTATTTGCGTTTGTGTTAGTGGAATTATGACCCAAAACAAAGCTAGTCGTGTTGTGGTTTTGATAACCCGCTTGCGGATTATCAATAGAGAAAGCTGTTGTATAACCGATTATAACTGTTCCCGCCCTAGACCCTGCGTTTGAATTAGCTGTAAACGGTAAACCGCCAACGCTGACAATACCAGAGCCGCCAGAAACAGAATTTGTCCTTATTTCGCACCTAGCAATAACTTGTCTTCCAATTTTTACATATTCTCCGTTTTGAATCTCATAAGAAACAGTCGGGTTCCCACTGGTTGATATATATGTCGGCGTCCAAGTGCCTTCCTCATAATCGTCCAGCTTGTTTGCATCACCCGTGCCGCCGAGATATACGCCGCCGCCAATTGTCAGGTCTTCAGTGACCGTGAAGTCTTTCGTCTGGGTAACATCCACAAAGTCAGTCGGCTTTTTGCCAGTGTAAGCCATTAGCTAATCTCCAAGATAGACAAGGCCACATCAGCAGACGTTGCCGCGCTGCTAGTTACCTTGAGGACATCACTCGCTTCCATAACAACTTTCTGGTCGCCACCAATAACAACAAGAGACGAGCCAACTGGGACAGGGGCTTGCTTCACAATGTAGATGTTGTCACCGTCATTGTTCTCAAGCTGCACATCAACGGAGATAGAGGATGCGGTAATGTTAGCAACCGACATACCGATGATGGTTGTCGCCGTGCTTGCTGGGCAGGTGTAAATCGTGGCAGCAGAAGTGCCTACACCAGTGTCTGTTTCAAGTTTGAATGTATTTGCCATGATTGTTTATCCTAATGCGATTGCTAGTGCTACGGCTGTGCCTGCTGGGTCAACGTCTAAGTTAGCACGAGCCGCCTCCGCAGTCGATGCCCCAGTGCCGCCGTCAGCAACAGCAAGGTCGGTAATCCCAGTGATGCTGCCGCCATTGATTGTTAATGTTGAAACTGTTTCGCCACTAATCGCGCTGGCAATCTCTGCACCAGTTTGGTCGGCGGTAGCCCCAGCCTCGATGCCGTCTAGCTTGGTGCCATCAGCCGCAACGTCACGGCCATCAACAGTGCCGCCAACCACAATGTTAGTAGTCACATTAAGTGAGCTCGCAGCGGGGCTAGTAAACGCAACAGTGCCATCATTGACAGCAGCTAAGTCGGCCATAACCTCACGAAACGCATTGTTTACGTCAGCAGGATACATCAGGTTTTCACCCAGCGGCACATCCTGAACGTCAGTGTTGTTGGCTGCTACCTTATCGTATTGAGTGATGTTTGCTTTTGTCATGTTAGCCCTCTATCATTTTGGGTTTACGACCCTCTGCGGCTGCAACCATAAGCTCAATGCTGTTGTTGTTTGCCTTAACCATCTCATTACGAAAGCTCTCAATTGCCGCACCAGTGTGAGATGTTTGACGCCCGTTTTCAATAAGAAGAACAGGAAGCATGGCCATGGAGCAGCCCCATTCAGACATCTCCTCGCCAGTCTGAGGGTGCTGACCACGAAGCTCAATGAACCACCCGCACTTTAACTTCATGCAAGGTTCAAAGCCGTTTAGCGGACAGTTGTTTTCAACTTCCATTTTCATGTCTTAATCTTTCGATGCAATAATTACGTCAAGATATTGAACAGACATATCAATTGACGTGCCAGTAAAACTGCCAGACCATCCGTGGGTGTGGCTCCCGCCGCTGCCCGCGCTAGATGTGTTGGGATATCTTGTAGAGTTTCCGCTACCTTGTGACATATATCTAGTGCTTGCACCAGTCGTCTCCCCAAATATAGCGGCGCCAGGCGCAGACAAACCTCCCCACGAAACACCACTATAATGATTGTGAGATGGAATTTGTGAAAGTGTCAATGTATGAGCTGCGACTGAACCAGAAACAGAACCCGACACAGCCTTGGTTGCAAACGCTGTTGTGAATGGTTGAGTGCCGCCAGAGCCAACAGTTCCGCTTACAACGCGCAGAGCTTTATTGTTGTCTGTTGTTACTTTTGTCCAGCCAGTCGGCGCCGCTGTTTGTTGAAACAGCATACGAGTGCCAGCAGGAATAACCTCGATTGCAACACCGTTGATTGTAGCTGTGTCAAAATCAGGAGAAACAAGAGACACTGCGCCAGAGTTGACGTTGGCCAAATCCACCATAAGCTCCCGAATGGCATTGTTGATGCCAGCAGGGCTACAGCCCTCGTCAATGTTTACGCTTTGGATGTCGGTATTTGAGCCAACAAGTGAGCTGTAATCTCTAATGCTATTTTTTGCCATGATTTAATTTCCTAACAATCCTGTAAAGTCTTCCGTTAATCCTGAGCCGGCTTGGGCAGCACCGACCTGGCCGGCAGCCCGGATTCTTTTGGACAGAGCCTCGGCCAACTTGGTTAGCTCATCGTAACCCGCGCTGTCTTTCAAGGCCCTGGCCACAACATCGGGATTCTCCTCCATGAGAAGCTGCGCTACCTGGCGCTTTTGATTGGCGGTCAAGGCCTCACCGACTGAACCTAGCAAGCGATTCATAAGACGCGCGGCCGCAATCGGGCTGCCGAGCTTCACTCCCGCAGCATCTGTTATATTTGCCATCACTGTGCCCTTGCCCTGGCGAGCTTCTCTGGTAAGGGTCTCGGCTGTGTCGCTCCCCCCAAGGACCTTGTTTTTGGTCTCCTGAGAGCGAGCAGCTCGGTCCAAAGCACGGAAGGTTTCTTCGTATGTATCTCCAGGGAAAATATTTCGGAATATTTTGGCTTCCTTTCTTTCCATATCGGTAAGGAGACGTGGAAGTGATTTCCCCGCGCCAAGGTCACTCTTACGGCGTATGGCATCCATCAGACCGGCGCGGAAGGCCGATAAAGCGTCATCGCCCATCTTTGAAACCTCCTCAAACGCTATCTCAATTTCATCCGATGATTTGGTAAACACGTTACTACCCCGTTGAAATGCCTCCGCCCCTTGCTCAATAGAAGCCCATTTTGCCCTAGTAGCTCTTAGCTCAGGAGATGCCTCATCTACCATAGCCCTAATTTTGTTTTGTAGCTTATTGTACTCAATACGAATTGCGCCCTTGGAGTCTTGAGCAAGCTGAGAGAAGCCCTGGCGAACAGCCTCCAGTTCTTTAAGGTTTGGTATTCTTGTCAACCTGGCAACACCGTCAACAATTTCGACCAAGGGAGGCGCCTTGCCCCCTCCTTGGAGACGTATAAGGGTGTTAATTTCCTTGGCGGCCTCTGGAGCAAAAGAAATAGACTCCTGAACGTCATCCATAACCCGAGGATTAAGTTTACCGGCAGTTTCATAAATTTCGTCGTAGGCTTCACTGGCCTCTCTCTTATTAGCCTCAACACCTTTTTGGAATTGCCTAATTACGTTTTTATCCTCCTTAGGAGAAAGGGTTCGCTGCGCCGCGCCCATAGCCCGCCCTCGAAGCTCTACCGGACGTTCTCTAAGCCGCTTTTTCATCTGGTCACTCATTGCACTTTTGTACGAACGCAAAGTGGCCTGGGCTGTTTCACTCAAGTCCGCAATAATTTCACCATTGGCAACGCGCTCGATAGCCTCATCAACATCGATTCCAGCCTCTTGAGCAATCTTTTGGAATTCCTGCTCTACAGCAGTGCCGGCGCGGCCGCCAAATTTTCTTTTAGTAAAGTCTACAAGGCCAACTAAACCTCTCCCGGCGAGGCCAACAGTCTCTCCGAGCACAGGGGCCAACACAGCACCGGTCAAAGCCGCCTCAGGGACCCCACGAAGGCGCTCCTCAAAACCGCCTTCTCCGGTGCCAAACTCATACGCGCCACCCATGGCCGCGCCTCCGAGGGCAGGTTTTCCGAGCCTACTGGTCAACCCGGCGATACGCCCGACATTGGCAGCGGCGGCAGGGCCACCCGCTCCAGACATCATAAGGGGAACAGATGAAGCAACACCGCCGGCAATCTCAGCCGCAGTGGACTGAATCGGATACACCTCACGAGCGGCCGCAAGTTTTTGACGGACATCAGCCAGATATTCTTCGTAAGCTTCTGGGCTTGTGCCGAGTAAACCCGTGGCAGATAGGGGGTTCATCAGAAACGCCTCCGCCTCTTCTGCGCCACCAAGAAGCCCGCCCTGAAGGGCAAACCGTATATTCTGTGTTGGGGTATTTTCCTCAGTCAAAACCTCACCCCCTCGAGGAGTTTTTAACTCGTCGGGAATATTGTCGCCAAGGGCGCGGAGCTCTTCATCAGTTAATATGGTCATTGTTTAACAAGCCCCAGTTGTCCGTTTAGGAGATAGTAAGTACCCGCAGGGAGAGATAAAACTTCAGCCTCATCAAAAACTTTTTTCGGGTTCCTGGAAGAGCCCTCTCTGCCTTTGTAGATAGAGTCTACAGTCATGCCAGGGAAAGTCCGGTCGTAGTATTTCCCAGAGCTTTTAATCATCCCCTCAAGGGCAACTTTTCTAGCCTTTCGCTTAGCCTCAACAACCTCCTTGGTCTCCCCAGGAAGGCCAAACAGCTCTTTTTCTTTTCTAAAAAATTCGTCGTCACGGATGGCTGCACCAGACTCTCGGCGCAGGGCGGCGTTTACAAACGCCTCTTTTGCCCTTGCATAAAGTTGCCCTTCGGCTGTACGGAAAAAGCCCTCAACTCCCATTGGGGCAACCCTAGCCCAGTAGTCCTTAGAGCTTGTGGGGTCGTACCCGCGAGACTCCTCAAGGAGAGTTAAATCTCTTTCAGCGTTCCACATATTTGCAGCAAAGGTTCCGCCCTTTGTTTCGTTTTCGTTATACTTAGGTTCTTTTGAGCCAAGAGGAACACCCTCTTGGAAGGTTGGGAAACCTAGTCGCCCAACATCCATTCCAGGAACCTCGGTTTGAGTTACCACCCCTGATGTCGGGTCGGTGTAAGTTTGAACTCTTGGCTTGGAAATCGAAAGCTCTGCCAGTTTGTAATCCTGAATCTGCTGGGGACTCGCCGTCCCAGCCTTAACCAATGGCCCCAGCGAACGGATTATGTTCATAGCCTGAGCTGTCATGCTGGTGCCACCAAACAGCCCACCGACTTTACTCCTGGCAGACAATAGGCCCGCCTCAGCGTCGGCCGCTTCAATTAACGGCTTCTGAATAGCTGCCCGCTCGGCAGCGCGATACTGGTCAAGACCTGCGGCAACACCAGAGGGTGTTACTGAACGCAACTGACCGAGTTGACTAATCGGAACCATTGTTGGCTGCCTCATACGCTCCATTTCGTAAAAGCGCTGAGTGTCTAAAATGTCCCGCGCCATTTGAGGGGCTCGCCGCTGAAGGCTCTCACCAAAGGGCTGTAGCGCCGCACCGGTAGCACCGAGGATGCCTCTCACACCGCTACCAATAGAAGACAAAAGACCGGCTTGCGGCACGGACTGCTGAAGCCGAGCTTTTTCTTCAGGGGTTATATTTGGGTCTGCAAGAAGAGCTTTTATATCTTGCTGCGTCAGGGTAATCGCCATCTTTTTTTTCCTAACTTACTGAAAACGAGGGAGGCTAAAGTAATCTTTAATGGAGCTGCCAGCGCCCAGAAGACCTTCTGTAATAGCCTCACCAAACTGTGTTCTAGCGCCAGCAAAATAATCTGGCTCTGGCTCACCAGCAGTCCCGTAAAGTGGCGCGGTAACTTGCTCGCCAAACGTGGCGGCTTTAATCAAGTCAGCTCTTTCTTGAGCGGCACGAACATCTGCCGTGTCACGCATAAACTGATTTTGAGCCAAAATATCCTGATAACCCAGACCACGAGAAATATCACCAAAGGCAATATCTGAGGCAACAGGAAGGGCCTCAACGCCCAGTGCCATTTGCCTGCCCTGGTCTCCAGCAATTGCCCCGAGACCTTTTGCGGCCTCCAGTCGTCGGTTAAGTTCAGCCTGCTGGGCAGCGTAAACAAACGGTGCAGCAGCGTCAGAAATTCCACGCCCAAGAGATTCCCCAAATGCACCGCTACCGCTTCGACCACCACGAGCAAACTGAGATGTAATACGTTCGATTTCTGGGTTTATACCTGACTGAAGAGCCTGTTGAAATCCAACGGCACCAGCGTAATCTTGTGGCATTGCAAGCTGCCCAAAAGCCTGACGAGCAGGTGCAAACAATTCGCCCGTAACAAGTTGTTGAGCGGCAGGAGCGGCAAGCTCTGC